CGCGACGAACTGGCAGCCGTCCAGCTCACCGCGACCCGCGACCAAATCAAGGCCAACGATCAGCGGGCAGCCCTGGATCGGATCCACGGCTTCATGGATGGCGTCGAGTGGGACAGCGAAACCCTCGACCAGGTAGCCCAGACAATGCGCCACGCGGGCTATTCGATCAGTCACCCTGACGACCCAGGCCGGATGGATGAGGCCGTCCACGACTCGAAGGGCGAAGAAGCTGCCCGGATTAACAACGAAGGGCCGGAGTCGCAACGGGCCTACCTGGAAGGGGGCCACTGATGGCACACAGCTACCCAGGCCCACGGATCCGGCAGCGCTGGCCTCAGAAGCGCACCAGGAACGAGCCGAAATACCGCCTCATTTACGACCCCGGCCACGGATGGCTGGAAGTCACCCACGCGGAGCTGGTCGAGCTGCGAATCGCGCACCTTATCAGCGCCTTCAGCTACACAACCGGCCCCCGGCCCGGTGGAGTAACGGCCCTGGTCTACCTCGAAGAAGATTGCGACCTGGCCCGCTTCGCTGATGCGAAGGGATGGCAGCCCCGCGAAGCATGGCGCCGATGGCGTGAGGTCTACCAGGAAACGACCTTTATCCGGTCCCTGGCTCATTACTCCCCACCGGATCCACCGGCCCCGGCTGCGGATCCTGACGGCGATCTCCAAGACGAAGCCCTGACGCTGCAAGCTGCCGCAGCTGCCGACCTGGATCCAGGCCCCGGCGAAGGGTAGAGAATCCACCCCGGAGGGCGTCAACCTGGCGCCCTCTCTCCCCTCCTGGTTGCCCTGGTCCTACCGGCTGCCTTTCCCTTCATTCTCTCGACCTGGGCCATCCTCGCGGGCCTTTTCGGGCTGGATCCTTCCCGAAGTGCTAGAATCCGGCTATGGCCTCAAATGTCCAGGCCCTCAAACCGAAGCAAGCGGCTTTCCTGGTCGAGTACCGAAAGGACCGCAACGCAACTCAGGCGGCCATCCGGGCGGGATATTCCAAACACAGCGCAAGACAGACAGGCTCGCGGCTGCTTGCTCTTGAGGCTGTCCAGTCAGCTCTACAGGCGAAGCGGTCCGAGGCCCTGGCCTCTCTCGAAGTCACCGAGGACAGGCTGCTTCAAGAGCTGGCGGCCATCGCCTTCTCGAACATCCGGACCTATTGCCGGTGGACTGATGACGGGCAGCTGGAAGTCTTGGCGTCCGAGGACATACCCCCGGAGCTGGCCGCTGCCATCGAATCGGTAGAAGAACAAACCCTGACTTCCACGAACAAGGACGGCAGCCGGACCTACGAGAGAGTGAAGCGCAAGGTTAAGCTCTACTCGAAGATGGATGCGCTCAAGCTCCTGGCTGAATACATGGGCCTGTCCTCGGAGCTGGCCCCGAAGCTGGTTGTCTACCTCAAGACAGGGATAGACAGGCGCCCGGATCCCGTCGCAGCTGGTGAGCCAGTCATTGACCTGGGCCCTGAGTAGAAGCGTCGAGTCCTTGGAGGTGGGGGCCTGTCCTTGGAGCGTTGGCCGGCGAATCGGGGAGTCCTTGGAGCTGGCCGGCCCGATCCGTCGGTCCAGGTCGCGGGCTCCGGCAGCTGGTCATCCCCCAGGTCGAGAGCGGATCCGAGCCCCAAGTAAGGAAGGACGAAGATCCGACCGGGGCGACCCCCCGGTGGGGTCTGATATATACCCCTACGTCTGTTTCAAAAAGCGATATGAAAACGCTACACGGGAGGCTATGCTTAGAGGTGAACGGGGGTACACCTCTGGGAAAAAGAATGTGAGTGTTTTTTACCGTCGATAGCGTTATTTTTCAAGAAAAGTGTCCGATTGTGTCGAAAAGTGTCCGAAAATGTAGTGAAAGGGGAAAAAGATGCTTCAGGAATTCACAGCAAAAAATCAGATGAAAGAGGGGAAGCCACACGGGGGAACCTTCGAGGCGACGGGGATTGACATTTCATGGCAGAAGGGGCCTCTTGGCCGGGGAGAGGACCGAAAGAAGCCAAATGGAGCGTTTGTGGAGACAGTGATTAAAGCGGCTCTGCAGAGGATCGAGTGGTATCAGGACAGTGAGTTTGCGTGTTCGGAAAATGCGAGCGCGATTCAGAACCTCAAGAGTGCTTTGGGGGTGTTGGAGTTTCGGACGATGCAGCGCGAGGGCGCGGGGGTAGAAGGGACGCATGGCAGAAGGCCCTAAGATCGAGGTAGGCGAGAAGCGGCTACGGAAGCTGGTTGAGGAAAAGCGCAAGGGGATCGAGTTGCTTCAGCCGTATTCTCCGTTTCCGAAGCAGTCGATTTTTCACAAGTCGAAGGCGAAGTATCGGCTTTTTGGGGGAGCTGCGGGACCGGGGAAGTCGTGGGCGTTGCTGATGGAGGCGGTGGATCTGGCGGCGAATGTCCATGCCGGGATCAATACTCTTGTCCTGCGACGGACGTACCCCGAGCTGGAAGCCTCGATCATTCTGAATTTCCGACGCCTGGTGCCGAAAGAGGCATACAAGAGCTACAACACGCAGAAGCAGATAGTGAACTGGCACAACGGATCGGTGACGAAATTCGGGTACTGCAAGACGGAGGATGACGTTTGGCAGTATCAGGGGGGTGAGTGGGCTTTCGTGGGATGGGACGAGCTGACGCAGTTCACCTTGAATCAGTGGAACACGCTTTCGGGGTGGAACCGGAGCCCTCACATGGGCGGTCTGATGGCGGGAGCGACGAATCCGGTGGGACCGGGTTTTTCGTGGGTGAAAGCGCTGTGGCTGGACAAGGTGCCGGCACCGGGGATGGATGAGGGCCAGGAGAGGGCCTACAATCCTGACGACTATCATTTCATCCCGGCCTTGCTCTCAGATAACCCTGTTTACGCCGACGATGGCGACTACAGGGCGAAGCTCGAAGCCTTGCCCAACCATCTTCGGGCAGCTCTTTTGGAGGGAAGGTGGGACGTTCTGGCGGGGGTGTACTTCGATATTTTTGACCGGGCGACGATGACTTGCCGGGTTGAGGATATGAAGATTCAACCGTGGTGGCCGAGGTGGGTTTCCGTGGATTGGGGCTACATTCATCCGTCTGCGGTCTATTGGCATTGTCAGAGCGATTCCGGGACCACTTTCACCTATCGGGAGTTTGTTCACGACAAGATGACGCCGGAGGATCTGGCCTTCAAAATCGTGAAGATGAGCAACATGAAGGATGAGAAGATCACGACCATATATCTGGCTCCTGACGCCTTCGCTCACCGGCAGGGGCCGGACACCATCGCGGATCAGATGAACTCGGTTTTCCGGGAAGCCAAATTCACCAGCGCCAGGCCGGCCAACAATGACCGGATCGGCGGGGCCATGCTGATGTATCAGATGCTGCGCGATGGTCGATGGGTGATCGCGGATCACTGTAAAGGAATCATCGAGTGTATCCCCATGATGATCCGGGACGACAAGAACGTGGAAGATGTGATGAAAATTGACGGCGATGATCCTTACGATTCGTGCCGGTACGGGCTCAAGAGCCGTTATTCTCCGAAAGCGGAGCCCTTCGAGTCCCGGCTGCGGAAGCTCATCAAACCCATCGAGGATCCGAATGAGGCCATGATGAAGGTGCTGCAGGAAACGGCGAAGAACCAGAGGCACATGAGCCCGAAGCGGCGGCTGCCGAAGCGCTTTATGCGGCATCCCAGGCCCAACCGGCGCGGCTTTTAGACAACGGCGAATTAAAGCGCCGTTAATGCGCCGTTGTTTTGTCGGACCTTCCATGCTACTCTGAAATCCGTTTTCCATTCGCGCCCTTCGGTTCCTGACTCGCCGGAGGGCGCACCTGTTCAAAACGATTACGATAGCGACGGCCTTTCCCATTGGAGGAAACGCCATGGAAGTCGGCCAAGCTGCTACCTACGTTGACCTCTCCGGTAAAACCCATGACTGCCTCATAGCGAGAATCGAAGGAAAAACTGCCAACATCGTCCTTGTTCGCGCTGACGGTGCAGAGGACATTTTCGGCAGGATGCGCTCTGAGCTGTTCCGGGTAATCATCGGAGAGAGATTGGGCTGCGTGTGCGACCTGGACACCTGGGAGCCAGGGAAAAAGAAGGCAGCCAAAAAGAAAAACAACAAGAAAAAAGCCACCAAGAAGAAGGCCAGTTAGCCATGAGGCTACTGGAAATCGTCAACGGCTTTCTCGACATTTTCCGTTCCCGATATGTTCGCTATCTGGAAGCGGAAGTCGTCCGGTTGCGCCAGGAAAACGCCGGGCTCAATCACACCCTTCTGGCCCAAAAGGGCATCCAACAAATCGCCACTCCCGATATGCAGGATCTTAGCGCCAGGGGCCAAAAGCTCCGGCGTGATGTGATGGCCGAAAAGGGAACAGGACCGCGAAATGTGGTTAAGCGAGGCACCCACGCCACGCTGCGAAGGGATCTTGAGAATCAGAGCAGAGGCCGGGCTGCCGAGATCGAGAAAGAAATCGCAAGTCGCAGAGAAGAAAAGGAGAAGGTCAATGCCTCATAACAAAAAGGGAGATCACTACGCCAATCCGGCCTATGGTCGCATGATGGAAGGCGGGAAAGCCAAGAGCAAAATGTCCATGGAAGCCTACGGAGAGAAGGCCGCAGAGTACGCCAAAATGGGCTACATGGTGAACAAGCTCGAAATCGAGTACGCGGAAAACGGCTTCGTCGTCAAGTGCTTTTGGGAAGAACCCTACGACAAGAAAAAGAAGGGCGGCGAAACGGGAATGATGGTCGGCGGCTACATGGAGCCCACCGTCAAAGTCTTTGAGAACGCCAAGGATATGGCCTATTTCGTGGGCCACGTTTTCAACGACTACCGCCACGGCTTGAGCTATCCCGGCGAGGGCGCCAGCAAACCGAAGGCGCCCCTCCGCAACAGGAACAAGGGTGTCAACAAGGGCAGCTCGCACAATCCCGGAAGTCACCGCTACTAAGGGAGGAAACATGGGTAGAAAAGGCGCTCTCGGGGGTTTGATGGGGAAGGCTGCAGGTCAGGCGGGTGACAAGGCCTCGCGGCGGCGAAAAAAGATGGGTCCAGGTTCGTTCTTGCGCGGGGGCAAGCCCGGTGCCGACTTCCTGGCCCAATTCGCTCAGAACCGAGCCCAACAACAGGAACAGGCCAGGGCTGCGATTACAGAGCGATTACGGGGAGCTGGCCAGGGCGGCGGTTTGTTTTCCAGGATTTTCGGTGGTGGTGGACGGAGATAGATGCCGCGAGCTTTGCAGCGGGAGAGAACCAGGGGGCGGGTGCCGGTTTTATTTGAAAGAGAGGGAACTGAAATGCCAACAGCGATTGAAAGATGGAGAACCCGAGGCGCCCAGGAGCGAGCCGAAAAACGAAGGGCTCGATTGAGGGAAGAACTGCCCATGGGTGCGTACCGATCCGAAATGAGTTTTGAGTCAACTTACGATCCTGTAACTGGCGAAACGACAAGGATCCCACCAAAGAAGAAGAAGAAGAAGAAAAATCCCTTCAAAAAGCTGTTCGGGATGGAAGAATAGATGGGACTCACAACAGCAACCCATCCTCTAGGCCTCGAAGATGGGGCGCCTGACGCTCTCACGGGACCGGGCGAAACCGGCTATGGCCGGTTCATGGAGAATATCCCCGACGGTGTAAAGCAATCCCTCCGCTCCCTTATCGCGGAAATGAAGGATGAAACGCTGTCGGCCAGGCGCGAGGAAGTCAAGAAGGCCAAGCAAGCCCGAGAGTATTGGAAGGGCGTTCAAAACATTTGGTGGGCCGAGTCGGATCAGGAGTGGAGATTCCCGTTTGAGACTCTTTTCAACCGTGATTTTATCTCGGATCAGATGCCCAGATATTCATTTGTAACTAATATTTATCAAGCCTTCGGATTATCCATAATCGCTGTGTTATCACAGAGTAACCCCCACACGCGCCTGTTCCCTCAGTCCACCGATCAGCCGGAAGATGTGACCACCGCCAAGGTGGGATCCGAAGTCATCCGTTTGATCCAGCGGAACAATGAGGCCAGCGCCCTTTTGGAGAGAATGGCGTACTTCGCCTGGACCGATGGGAAAGTGGCCGGCTATATGCGCTACGTCCAGGACGGCCTCAGATTTGGCTTCCAGGATCAGCCCGAGTTTGCAGAGGGGCAGATGCAGATGCCTGGCGAGGAAGCGAATTATTCCTGTCCCGAGTGTGGCGGTCAGACCCCGTACACCGAAATGACGACTGATTTGCTGTGTCCCGGTTGCGGATCCCCCTTGGATGAAGGCGATATTATGTCGCCGGAGCCCTACACCGTTCCCCAAGAAGTCGGCTCGGAGCGGATCGAGAAAGGGCAGGAAGTCCTGGACATTTTCGGAGCCCTGGAAGTACGCACCCCCATGTGGTGCAACAAGCAGCATGAATTCCCTTATTTGATTTGGTCAACGGAGATTCACAGGTCGAAACTCCAATTCACCTACCCCCATATCAGGGAGAAAATTTCCCAGGAAACCCCTTCAGGTGGAGAGGATACTTACGAGCGCCAGGTGCGGCTGCGGCTCCACTACAGCGGCATCTACGACGAGGCCGGCACTCCCTCGGCCAATCTCATTACCTTTGATCGAGTTTGGCTGCGCCCCTTTGTTTTCGAGGGCATAGCCGACGACACGATCCGGCAACAGTGTTACGACCTTTTCCCCGATGGCGTCTACAGCGCTTGGGCTGCCGATCAGTTTGCAGAAGCGCGAAGTGAGAACATGGATGACCACTGGACGGTGATGAACGTCATGCCCGGTGATGGGCAGAACAGGCCGGCCATCGGAACCGCCTTGATTTCCATTCAAGAGCGGTACAACACCCTGAACAATTTGGTTGTAGAAAACATCGAATTCGGCGTTCCTCCGATATACGCCGATGATAGCGTCCTGGACTTTGACGCCATTGAGGACACCACCGCCGAGCCCGGAAGTCACTATCCGGTTACTCCCCCTCCAACGGGCAGGGTTCGGGACGCTTTTTTCCAGCCTCAACCGACGCCCCTGGCGGCTGAAACCTACCGATATATCAACGATCTTGCCGGCCCAATGGGCCAGTTCCAAGTTGGTGCTTTCCCGTCACTTATGGGTGGTTCTGCGGCCAATATCGACACCGCATCAGGGTACGCCATGAGTCGTGACCAGGCCCTTGGCAGACAGGGTATTTTCTGGCGCGCCATGAAAATGTTTTGGGACAACTGCATGGTGAAGGGGGTCAAGGTTTACCGTGACAACCGGGCCGAAGATATTGAGATCCCGCTGCAGGGGCTCGGCCAGGAATTCGAGTCACGTTTGATTCGCCTGGATGACCTTCAGGGCGCCGTGGTCGTTTATTCGGAAACGGAAGAACAGTTCCCCGAAACTTGGGTGCAAAAGCGCCGGACCCTCATGGAGCTACTGTCATCCGGCAGCGAGGAAATTGGAGCTGTTTTACACCATCCCGAGAACATGAAACTTCTCAAGGATATGCTCGGCCTGGACGATTTGGAGATACCCGGCGACACCAGCCGGGATAAACAGTGGCGCGAGATCGTGCAGCTGCTCGAGGAAATGCCGATGGAAGGGGAGCAAGGCATGGAATCCTCAGTGGAGGTTGGCCCTTTCGACTCTCACGAAGTCGAGTTGGCTATTTGTGCAACCTGGATCAATTCTGCGGAAGGTCAGAAGGCGAAATTACAGAAACCAATGGGCTTTATGAACGTCATGGCTCACGCCGGGCAGCACCAGCAAGCTATCGGACAGGCCCAACAGGAAGCGGAGCGGAAACAGTTGATTATGACCGCTGCGATGGCCCAGGCCGAGGAATCCGGGAAGCTCCTGACAGCCGAGAAAACGGCGAAAATAAGGGCAGAAAAACCGCCGGCCAAAGCACCAGCAAAGGAGAAGAAATGAGTCGAGGAACCCTAGCGACCATCATCATCATCCTTATGCTTCTGATCTTCGTCCAGGTGTCTGCTCAGACCGTGGATCACACCTTCGGGCTGCCGATCTATTGGGATGCCAACACCGAATCCGATATGGTCGATTACGGGGTTTACCGAGCTGATGCCGATTGCACCGATCCGGTGCCGGCTCCCCCAAATTGCCCTGCCTTCGTTGAAGTGGCTACCGTGGCCCAGGGACCGGATCCGATCCAGTGGACCGAGCCCGGCCCCGTGACCTTCGTGACCCAGGATTACGTCTATCGCGTGACGGCCCGGAATACGAGCGGGAATGAAAGCATCTT